CTACTTACTGACCACAAGCGGCAAATCCAGTGTTGGTGTGATTTTGGTTTTACGATCGTAAATCAACACCTGATTTTCTGTTTTATGTCCACTGAAAATTTGTTTGTCGCGGCTGCTGCCTTCGTAATCTGAAATCCCTTTGGCTTTTATGTCATGGAAGTTGCACCCAAACGGAGTGCCGGCTTTTTGCTCGGCTGCACGTTTAGCCTGATTCCACCAGTTGTTCAGCGTCTTAGCTATGACCTTCCCGCCTTTGGTTGTGTTGATCACATACTCGCATGTACTGGAAGATACATTTCTGGCTAACTGGATCGCCGTGCGTAATCGCGGAGACCATTCTTTGATTTGCTTAGTGCCGGTCTTGTTTTGCTCAATGTAGATCCCCTTATCCATAATATCCTGCCATTTCAGTTCGAGCACATCACCAAGCCTTGCCGCACAAAGATAGGATATCTCCATTGCAATGCGTAACTGTGGAGTTGCTTCCGCATATATCGCAGCATACTGTTCATCGGTGATGTAAACAGTACGGGCCTTAAGCGTGAATTTTCTGACTCCTTTGCATGGATTATTTTTCACATATCCACGTTCATATCCCCATCCGTATACACGGCTCAGGCTTGCCAGTTCATGGTTTGCCTGGGTCTTGCTCTCAAGTCCTCGCTTATCCATGAAAATTCTTACCTGTTCTATTTTTACATTATCAGCAAGCACTTTTCCGAATACTGCCAGTAATGCCCTTTGATGTTGCCGATAATCTTTTTGAGTTCGTGGTGCCAATTCTGTAAATGCAGGGGAGTCCATAAACATGTGCCATAATTTAGCGACAGTCATTATGTTGTGAAGTTTTGCTTTTTCCAGTTCATAATTTTGCCAGACTTTAGCCACGCTGGTTTCCCGCACTTTTCCGAGCCCTATAGTTCTTGTGCTTCCTTCGGGTTTCCATACATAACTGTAACCATTCGATCTAACACGTGGCGGCAGTGCGTTATCTTTTTTGTTTTTTCTTGGTCTTCCCATTGTTCAGCGCCTCAAAATCGGGTTCAGCAGAAACCAGTTCAGATACTTTCGACATCGCTTTCAGCCCGTGCGGAACATCCTGGCGAAGAACTATTGGTTCGTTTTTAGGTCCGACTACAAACGGGATGCCGTGCAGCCTTAGCTGGTGTTGCTGTCTTGTGTATCGCGTGTATCTTGTGATCTCTTCAATCTCTGCTGGCGATAGAGTTAATTCGTACATGTGGTCACGTGCCTTACAGCATGACCGCCGCCAATATAATTCGGAGACGGCGATCATGGTTGAACATTAAAAATCAACCGGATTCGGGATCAGTTTTTGCCAGATAGCTGAAACGTATTTTGCCTGGTAACGAGCGTCATCAAGTGCATTATGGCGCTCACCTTCGAATGGAATAGCCGTTCTGGCATCGAAGTCTATGGCTTTCCCCAGCTCAACGATTGTGCGTACATCGCGATCGTTGTAGTAACGCCACGGGCAGGGGATCCCCTGCCGTTCGTATGAACGGCGCAAAATCGTGTTGTCGAAGTTGGCTCCATTTCCCCAGACCTGAACAAAAAATTCACCGGAGTTTTCGTCGATAAATTCCCGCAATTGTAACAGTGCATCATCTAACGGGATTTCATCGGTCATAATGGCAGATTGCGCTTCGCGTGATTGCTTAAGCCACCATTTAATGGTGTCCCGATCAATGACTCCGCCAGCAGTTTCCAGATCGATAGTCTTACTAAATTCCGGTCCCATATCTCCGGTTTGCGGATCGAAAAATATTGCACCTATTGAGATGATCGGGGCATCAGGATTTTTTCCCATGGTTTCAAGGTCGATCATTAGATGGTCACACGTCCTGCTGGTGGATGTGATTTCGTGATGACCGTTCACCTTAATTGAGTGATCTGCCGTCTCGCCAGTTTTATTATCGCTGGCGTGATGCTGATTGCCGCCAGGGTTCTCCTTGTGTGGATGTTCAGCGCCTTCCATTTCCTCCGGATCATTTTCCTGAACTTCAACCTGATTCTCTTCATCGAATGTTTCCTGGTATGTTGCGTCGCCCATCACCGCGCCACAATCAGGGCAGTTGCCGCCACCGCTCTGACCGCAGGCGGTGCAGACTTTTTCCGGTTCCTGTTGCGCTACTGGTTCGGATTGTTTCGTTTCTGGCTCGTTTTGTAACGCATTTGGGCTGTTTTGTTCCGCTTTTTGGTCGTTCCGTTCCGATTCATGCTGGTTCTGGTTCACAGAATCGCGAGTCTGGATCCCCTTGACCCATTTCGGATCATTAGGGTCGCTAATCCCCTCAACAAATTCACCACGCGATACAGCAAGTAACTTATCGGCGTCAGGCTGGCTGATATTGGCTGCCTGCATAATTTTGTTTACTTCGTCAGCGGTGACTTTTACTTGGTTAGCGGAACTCACCTGCGACTGAGCATCCAGCGACTGCGCGTTCTGGCCATGTTCAGTTGTATCCGGTTCCATTGTTTCAGTTGTTGCCTGTTCACCTGCCATTGCGTCAGATGGTTGTGGTTTTTCTTCTTCTGTTTCACGCTCAGTAACCACCTCGCGGTTAATTTCTTCCAGGATATCTTTTTCCGGCGTATGCCGGGCAGCTGTGAGAGTTTCCTTGCTGGGGTTCTCGTGATCAGTTTCCGTCAAATAGGCGTTGATATACCCCTGAAGGCGTCCCGGGTAGTGATAAAATTCAGGGTGTGCGCTTCGGATAAGTGCAAAAATAGCGGCGCGGGAATAGTCCAGAATACCCGGGGTTGCACGAAGTGCTGCGGACCATTCTTTGAACGGACTTTCTTTGTTCAGGACTACTTCTTTTGCGCGACGATAAACGCTGCCCGGAATTTCATAAATATTAAAATCCATCGGAAGTGTGGCTGCTGCAATCTCCACATCCAGTGTGTCGAGGGTGTGTACTAAATTCGGATTGCGATCGGTTTTGTTCCCACCGCCAGCATTAGCACCGGAAGCCGTGCGGGTGATGCGTGAAACACGATTTCCTTTCATCCACTCTTTTGTCAGCAGGCCGCGATCGGTGTAGTCAGCGTCCAGGTATGCTTCGAAAAAAGCAGTCATTAATCCCAGACTGGAATTAACGGGATTAGGGAAAACTTTGTCAGTGTCGCGAACCAGTTTGTGGAGGTCGCGAAGTTCCAGTGGGTCGAGCAGGCTGGTTTTGTGCGAAATAGCCAGGGCAGTAACTGCCGGTAGCTCTTCAGCCCGAGCGATATGTAATGCCTGAAGTTCATCTCTTGAAACGTGTGTTACTGGTTTTTCGCTGCCGTGTTGAGCAAGCCAACGGATAGCCACCTCCTGACCGGAAACTGGCAGGAGCATGCTCTCCTCAATCTCCGTCATGTCTTCGCCGTTAACATTGGTATTTTCGGTGCTGGCTGGTTTGTTCTGCACAGAGGGAGATGGCGCGGTGAATACCATTGTGATGCCATCTTCACCGCCTTTTTCATAGCGGTTACAGAATTCGGTATCAAACACGCCTTCTGGTGGAAGGTCATTCACAACAGGCAAATGGACGCGAACAGGTTTTTTAAAGTCCTCTTCGTCGTAACCAGCATCATCCATTGCGACATTACCGCGGGAAACTGCAACAGATAATTTTTTTGCTGTAGTCCAGTAAAAACCGCCTTTAATACCGAGACGTTTTCTGACTTTGTCATTTTTGGCTTCGTAATGGAGTGCAATGTCTTGTTTGTCAGTGCTCATTGTTTTTAACCTCAACTAAGATTAAAATTCCTCCGGAATGATGAATAAATGTCCCAGGTTCATCATTCTGGCCTGCACTGAGTGCAGGCCTTTTTACCATTCAGATTTCATCTTTTAGTTCTGTCCCAATCAGTGAGGCCAGATACATGTCTTTTTTTCTGCAGGCAGATTCTTAATGATATGCACCAGACACATTTTTTTAACACCATCGTTAAGTGTTTTAACATTTCCTGAGAAACCGTAGATATCAACCACAGTGAATGGGGTTTCTTTATTTTCTGTCTTAATTACGTAGCCAATACGCTTTTCTTCAAGATTAACCTCGTGAACAATATTATCAGCAGTAACAGTAGTGACTTCATAACTGGTAATCATATTTTTCTCCTTAATTAAGGTTGAGTGAATCCCTGCCATTGCTGGCATATAAGAATGAAACCGGATATTTATTACGGAACTGTTTTAAAGACCTGCCGGGATTTCGATATTATCCTGGTGAATAACTTTATCGACCGGGTAACAGTTACCGGGAATTTTCTGTTCGGTTGCTGCAGTCATACACTCCTGCATTGTCCTGTGAACACTGACTGCAATATCAACTGGCTCTCCGGAAACAAGAAAAACTGTCAGAACAAGCGCAAATGCTGAATTCATTGTGCACATCCTTTTGGCATCAGACGTAAACGAGCCAGCATTGAAACAATGCATATTTTATTTAATAGCTCCCGTTCTTGTTTTCTCTTGTTAATGGCATCTTCAGTAAATACAGGGTTACTGATAGTGACACCAATTTCAAAACAACCTTCAGACGTATTAACGTTTGGTAATAACGTTTTCATTATCGCGTCCTCAACAATGAATTTTGTGATGCAGTGCCTGGTGCCTCCAGGTGACGTTAACCAGTTAACAATTAACGCCGGATACAGAGAATCCACCCATAACACTGTTTTTGGTTTTAACTGTTCCGCGTGCGCTTAGCCGCATTCACCGCATCACAAAATTCACTTTAAAAAGGGCGGCAGAGCAGTCACGGAGTAAAACTGATACCGCCAAACGTCACCAGAAAATTGATAACAGAGGGCGTTGCAGCGGGGTTGTCACTTAAGCGTATGGTCAACCTGACAACCCGGTGTCCTCAACGGGGGAAGGAATAACCCCGCCATACTTACCGCCGCGCCATTTCGCGGATTGCCACAACCGGAAGCGCACGGTCGACGAAAATTTAACGACAGGCTATCTATGAACCAGCTACCTCGCCGTGCGCTTTCGCGTTATGGTCTGACTTTTCAGGGAAATATCCTTTCAGTAAACTGTCAGTGCCGGATGCTCACCCGTGTCCGGCGCACGCACTCCACCTCACCCGTGGAGAACTCCTTAATTACCAACCTTAGCTTCGTTGGTTAGCTATTAACGCGGGTATGTAATCATTCTGGCAATGGTTAATGCCGCTGCTTTTTCCAGCCTGGTGATATCCTGCTCCAGAGAGGACAGATTTTCAGCCTGCTTAGCCCTGGCTTCATTAGCCCATTTCAGATCCTGCGCTGCATTAATTTTCTGGTGCATCCACTCATAAAGTTCATCATCGGTATAGTCTGGCGCGATGATGACGGGTTCTCGTTTCTGCATACTGATTCCTCGCGGTGCTGTTTCGCTTATCAGCCGTTAGATTTTGCCGAACTGGAAAGCGCCTGTTTAAATTCGCTGAAGCTGTGAGCTCCTTCGCCTTCGGCAAGGCCTTCGAAGTATTCTTCGTAAGCCTTTTCCATGATTGTGTCAAAATCCATATCACTCACCTGAGTTTCTTTCCAGCCAGCGACGGGCACCATTTTCGGTTTTAAACGTTTTGCTTTTGGTATACGTCATTGCGGTGAAGGTGCCGTCCTGGTTTGGAAACACGCCGTACACCAGAGATTCGTTGTTGCCAAGATCGATAGTATCCATGCTGACCTCATTTCCCCTTAACGCCGGGGTAGCGGAACAAAAACCTGCTGCATAGTTATTAAAGTTGAACCCTGCCGTCATGTTCTTACGCCTCGGGCTGGCTACTTAACCCCTGACCACTGCCGGGTAACTCGAAGTATTGCCTGGCGTTCTGTGGGGCGGGGTGGGTTTATGGATACAATTTACAAATTAAAATTTAACTGGTCAACATGTTTATTATTAAATTTGTAATTGCGAGCTGTTGCATCAGTCCCAAAATGGGACTACTATACAGTTATGAAGATTATCTCAGTTAAAACACTCAGGGATTTTTGGGCGGAGAATCCTGATGCAGAACAACCGCTAAGGGCATGGGTGGATGAGGCGGCAAAAGCTGACTGGAAAAGCCCAGCAGACATTAAGGCACAATACCGAACGGCCAGTATATTGAAAAACCGGCGCGTGGTATTCAACATAAAAGGTAATCATTACCGTTTAATTGTTGCAATTGCGTATCAGCGAGGATGGGTATTTGTTAAATTCATCGGAAACCACAAGGAATACGATGCTATTGATGCTGATACCATCGAACTGGAGTAAGCATGAACATCAAACCTATTCGTACAGAGCAAGATTATGAAGCCGCGTTGCGTGCTGTTGAACCCATGTTCGACAATGAGCCCGAAATTGACACGCCTGAGGGGGATTTTTTTGAGGTGATGTGTTTGCTAATAGAGGAATATGAAAAAAAACATTATCCCATTGAGCCACCATCCCCAATTGAAGCTATAAGATTTCGCATGGAACAGCAGGGGCTGACTGTGAAAGATTTGGAACCCGCAATTGGGAAAAAAAATCGGGTTTATGAGGTGTTGAATGGTACCAGAAGCCTTACGTTACCAATGATTCGCCGTCTTCATAATCAATTTGGTATCCCCCTGGAAAGCCTGGTTGGATTATAAAATCTGCTAGTCATTTGCCTGATGCTCGTTCCAGAAAAGGAATGCATCAGGCAGTTTTGTTTTTCTGCCGCAGTAACTCTTCAAGTTTCCGTTTATAGAAATCGCGTTTTTGCTCCATATCACGAATGATCTGCTCTGCGTCGCTTTGAGGTAACTCATCTAAAAGCGATATGATTTTTCGTTGTTGTTCTGTAAGTTGCGGTTGGTTGTCATTACTGGATACAGCCATTTTATCGCCGAGAGTTTCTTCTTCCATAAAGAACCAATGGACGGGATGTTGTGAGAGCTCTGCTAATTTTTCCAGTTTATCCATTCTTGGCATCACGCCTTTCAACCAACCTTGCACGGATTGGGGTTTTACACCAAGACGTCTTCCCAGCTCTGACTGGTTTATATTCAATTCCTGCAACACCTGCTGAAGGCGTTTTACAAAGATCATCACCACCCCTCGTAAACTAGTTCCGCGATCCTACAGAAAAAATTGATAAGTGGCATTACAAATAGAAGTTGAAATTTAAATTTAAATTTGTAATTATCGGTGTCATCGTAAAGTTCGGAGGGAAACATGCAAAAAAGTACTCAAGTGAAAATCCTGTCAATAATGAGCCAATCAGAATTAGGGCGTCGTCTTGGTAAAACACCGCAAACCATAAGTGGGTGGTTTAAAAAACGAGTGCCAGCGGAGGAGGTTATACCAGCATGTGAGGCGCTTGACTGGGGAGTAACTCCGCATGAATTGCGCCCTGATAAATACCCTAATCCAACCGATGGTTTACCTGTTGAGTATCAGGCTAACGCACAAGCAGCGGCGGGAGTTGATTCATGAAAATCAAGCATGAACACATCCGCATGGCGATGAATGCCTGGGCGCATCCAGACGGCGAGAAAGTACCGGCTGCGAAAATTACCAAAGCGTATTTCGAACTGGGTATGACGTTCCCGGAACTGTACGACGACAGCCATCCGGAAGCCCTGGGCCGTAACACCCAGAAAATTTTCCGCTGGGTGGAGAAAGACACCCCTGATGCGGTTAAAAAAATTCAGGCGTTGTTACCAGCTATCGAAAAAGCAATGCCACCTCTGCTGGTGGCCCGAATGCGCAGTCATAGCTCAGCCTATTTTCGGGAACTAGTGGAGACGCGGGAACGACTGGTGAGAGACGCTGATGATTTTGTCGCAGTGGCGATCGCTGGTTTCAACCAGATGAATCGTGGTGGCCCTGCAGGAAATATTGTGGCTGTGCATTGACTCGCAATATTCATACCGGATCACTTCCGGCAATTTGTGAGTAAAAAGATTCGGTATCAAAAGAGGTGAGTATGGCTAACGCCTGGCTCAGATTATGGCATGACATGCCAAATGACCCTAAGTGGCGAACAATTGCCAGGGTGTCAGGGCAGCCAATCGCAACGGTGATGGCGGTTTATGTCCACCTTCTGGTGAGCGCGTCACAAAATGTCACGACATGTCACGGTGTGTCACGACGAGGTCACGTTGATGTCACGGCAGAAGATTTGGCAAGTGCACTCGACGTGACAGAAGAGGTTATTGATTCAATTTTGCAGGCGATGCAGGGGCGGGTGCTTGATGGTGATTTAATCACTGGATGGGAAAAACGCCAGGTGTCGAAAGAAGACAATGGCAACATTTCACAAACTGCAAAAACCCCGGCAGAGCGCAAGAGAGCGCAGCGTGAGAGGGAAAAACAGCGGGAACAAAATGGTGATTGTTGCGGAGAAATATCACGCTATGTCACGGCATGTCACGACGAGTCACGCATATGTCACGATGAGTCACGACATGTCACGACAGATAAAGATAAAGATCTAAAAGAATTAAACCCCACACATAACGCGCGCGTGCGCGAGAGTGCTCCGACCAGTAATTCGACAGGCGCACCGTCGCAGACAACGGACCCCGAATACCTGGACGGCCTTAGCGAACCCATCGGGAAATTTCCGATGACTGATGGCTGGCATCCGTCGCTGGATTTTCGACGACGGGCAGCAGTGTGGGGAGTGTCCCTGCCTGAGCCGGAATTTACACCTGCTGAACTTGCCGCATTCAGGGATTACTGGATGGCGGAGGGAAAAGTGTTCACGCAGGTTCAGTGGGAACAGAAATTTGCCCGTCACGTAAATCACGTCAGGGCGCAGGCTAAACCAGTCAGCAAGGGGGTGAACCATGCAGCAGCACCAGGTGGTACTGCATCACGGGCAGTCCGGGAAATTCGGGCAGCACGTGAACAGTGGGAGCGCGAAAACGGATTTATCCGCGACGGAAACGGCGTGGAAGCTGTGGGAACTCATGGGGGAGGTTTATTCGAACCGATGGACTCAGAAGAACGGGGCCGCACCGTCGAAACTCTGGATTGCACAGATTGGCGCGATGACTGAGCAGCAAATCCGGCAGGTCTGCGGACAGTGCATGGACCGTTGCCGGGCGGGTGAAACATGGCCCCCTGACCTGGCTGAATTTGTGGCGCTGGTTTCGGAAAGCGGAGCCAATCCGTTTGGTCTGACGGTGGATGCCGTGATGGAGGAGTACCGCCGCTGGAGAAATGAATCCTGGCGATACGACGGGAGTGATAAATACCCGTGGCCACAGCCTGTGCTGTACCACATTTGCCTTGAGATGCGCACCAGAGGGATTGAACGTCAGATGACCGAAGGGGAGTTAAAACGACTTGCAGAACGGCAACTGACGAAATGGGCGAAGCATGTTGGTAACGGGATGAGTGTTCCGCCAGTGCGACGACAACTGGAAGGGGCGAAACACCCGCAAGGGCCAACGCCAATTGAACAACTGAAACAGGAATACGAACGCCGGAAGGCAGCTGGTTTTATTTGAATCTGAGAAACGATTTTGTCGGAGGAAATTTTAATGGAAACCGTATTTGACGCACTGAAAGCACTGAAAAGAGCCTCTTCACAGGTAGTGGCAGCCCGCCTTGGAATCAGCCGTGAAGATGCGGTCAACGAACTGTGGAAACTGAAGCGTCGTGGGGAAGCTGATAACAAGGGCCCGATGTGGTGGTTGACTCAAACCGACGAAAACGCATCTGTAGCACAGGCTTCTAAAGTGACAGCGCAAATGCTGATCGAGGCGATTGAACAGCATGGCCCTAAAGCGGCTGATGAACTTGCACTGATATTCAGAATTACTTCCCGCAGGGTGAACTCATCGCTGGCTATGGCAATCAGCAAAGGGCGTCTGATTCGCGTGAATCAGAACGGTAAATTTCGTTACTGTATGCCGGGCGATAATTTACCGGCAGAGCCGGAAGCTGCATCCGTAGCGGAAACGGATGGTAAAGCCTTTCCTCAGCCAGCAGGTGTTGCGTTACCAGTCCGGGAAGCGGAAACACAGGAAGAAATAAAAACGGAAAGTGTGGCGGTCACAGTGCAGTCACAGCCGTCGTTCACCAGAAAACATCCGGATGGTCTGATTTTACCATCGCTGCATGTGGCTAACCGCGAGCTGCGCCGGGCAAAAGGTCAGGTTCAGAAGTGGGAGCGTGTCTGCGCCGCGCTGCGGGAGCTGAACAAGCACCGGGATATTGTTCGACATATTACGGATTCTTCCCGCCGTGTTGCATCGGAAAAGTGATTGCCGGAGGCGCTTATGGCAAAAGTATTTACACAAGAAGAGCGGGAAAAAATTAAAGGGCAGGTGGTTGAACTCGTGCGCCAGAGCGGTCGTGAGACGTTACGGCAACTGGAAGCCAAGACAGGTGCGACAAGATATCTGATGAGCGTTCTCGCCAGAGAGCTGGTTGCCAGTGGCGATGTATATAACTCCGGCTACGGGTTATTCCCGTCAGAACAGGCTCGTAAGGACTGGCAAAATGCCCGCAAAAAACTATCCAGGGCAAAGGTGAAGAAACCATCTGTGGTTGATCCTGACCTTATCTGGTCATTACCTGACGGAGAAATACGTCGCTACGACAGGAGTATGAACATAATCTGTCACGAGTGCCGGAAGAGTGAGGTTATGCAGCGTGTACTGGCTTTCTATCAGGGTAATTTTCAGGAGGCGGTACTGTGAGTGAAATTAGCTATCAGGCTTCAATTACCGCTGGCATTCGCATCAAAGGAGAGGTGCATGGAAATAAAACCAGAAGATGAGTTAAGCAATATCGTTTTATTTCCGGTAAAAGAGGATGACCCTCGTAATCAGGTTAATTTTCTTTATGAGCCATCGGAAAGACCATATTGCCATCACGCTTCTGTCCGGGTTGACGAAAAAGAGCGTCAGGTCCGCTGTAAAATCTGCGGTGCAGTTGTGGAGCCATTTGACTGGATGCTCTCTGTGGCGAAAAGAGAAACCAGACTGGCAGATGATGTAAGGCTATTGCGCCAGGAGGAACAGGAAAGACGGAAAAATATAGAAAAGTTAATTCAGATTGAGCGTAACGCGAAAGCGCGGATACGCAGGGTGACAAAATCCAGAACTGAATAATTAAATTTAGCACTGTTAAAAATTCGATCCTTAACCGGAGGGATTTCTGCACCCTCAGAACATCAGGAGGCCGCCCGAAAGGGCGGTAACAAATAATGCAAGAAATCAAAGAAAATATCAGGCAACAGCTTTACGGGTTTTATATTGCTTATGATTTGTGGCTGAAGAACGGGGCAAAACCCGGCGGAGTGTTTTCTCAAAATTATGGTTTATGCGCCAATCTTTTCGATTATCTCACATTAATTGGTACCCCCTGTGAGGCAGCGCTGGAGCAATTACACGCTGATTTCAGAAGTGCCGGGCTGAATGAGGCGTTGCCGTTTAACGAGGGTAAAGAGCATTACCATGAAGAAAGAGGGCACAACATGTGCCATATGAATCCGGCACGAGTGGCGTGGGTCAGGGCGCAGACAGGGCAGCCAGCGCCGGAAGGACTGGTTAAAGCGGTGCGCTTCTATGAACAGGTTAAGCGTGAAAATCCGCCAGTCGAAACCGGAGCATGGAAAGACGCTGTTGACTGGGTTCTCGAAGAGGCTTGTCAGGCTGTAAACATTCGCATCAAAGGAGAGTGAGAATGCAAATTTCACCGGTTACTCTTCGTGTTGCGAAGGCGTTTATATCCAGACATCACCGACACAATAAACCACCTGTTGGGCATAAATTCAGCATTGGTCTGATAAATGATGCCGGAGAATTGATAGGTGTGGCGACAGCTGGTCGACCTGTTGCACGACATTTGGACGATGGATTAACGCTTGAAGTAAATCGCACATGTACCACAGGAGAACGCAACGCTAACAGCGCGCTTTATGGTGCTGTCTGGCGAGCAGCAAAAGCTATGGGTTATCAACGTTGTATTACGTACACCCAGGCAGATGAATCAGGAGCATCTCTTCGCGCAGCTGGTTTTGTTCGTGTGAAAGAGCTTCCTCCAAGAAAAAGCTGGGCGGAATCAAGCGTCGCCTTGCGGAGTAAACGCGATCCG